CATCATTGCTTGTTGAAGAAACAATAGTCCCGTTTGGTGTAAAGTATGCCCCAGTTGCACTTCCAGTAGTTACATTTATTGTGCTCGTAGTCCCCACTAGCAAGTTACCAGCACCATCAATACGCATTGCTTCAGCTGTAACACCGCTTGCACTTGTAGTCTTAAATGTCAAACGATTTTCTAAATTACTGTTAAAACTGTTTACAGTGTAAACACCTGCTGGATAAAGACCATTACTAAAAACACTTTTAATTAGTTCGTTTTCTCCATTTGATGGATTTGCACACACAACAGAACCGTTGGCAATAGCAAACTTTCCAAAAGTACTAGGACTACTAGTACCAATACCTACATTACCAGAGCTATCAATACGCATCCGCTCTGTGTCGTTTGTTCTAAAAGCAACTGGATGATTTGTACGAGTTCCTACATAACCTATTCCACTTGAACCCATCATTTCGAGAGTTGTTGAACCAGAGTTTGATATTGCTTGAATAACACCAAAATCTGAGCCTTGAACTGCCAACATCTTAAAGTTGCTACCAAAGTTAGTAGGACTACTTGTGCCAATGCCAACATCTCCAGCAGATGTAATCCTCATTGATTCAGCACCGCCTTCTGTAAAGGCAATTGTGTCGGCAGCTGGGAAATAAATACCTGTATTGGTATCGCCAGTAGTAGTAATGGAAGGCAAAGAAACCGTACCCGCCCCAACAGTAAGAGTGGACAAAGAACCGTCAGCACCAGTACCCAATAGCTGAACAGGAGTTGTGGCAGCATTACCTACCCATACCTTTTTATCGGTCACATTGATTGCAACTTCACCTTGAGCCAAAGAACTAGGGGCATTGGTTGTCGTTACGCTATTTTTTAACTTAATTGTCGTTGGCATACTTGTTTCCTTTAGAATGAACCGCCATCAAGATTTCCTGTTATTTTACTACCATCTAAGCTAGTTATCCAAGTAGGATTTGCATAACTGCCTGCTGTTGTTACGACTGTAGAATCAATGGCAATCGTTCCTGAAGTCGTGATTGTGCCGCCTGTTAAACCTGTTCCTGCTGTAATTGATGTAACCGTGCCACCTGAACTTGGGCTTGTATTAGTTACCGTAAAGCTAGGATAAGTACCTGATACGCTAATTCCTGTACCGCTTGAAATAGCTACAGTTTGATCGGGTGCTGTATTGGTTACAGTAAAACTAGGGTAAGTTCCGCTTGTTGATATACCCGTGCCACCAGTTAGTACAACAGTTTGATCGGGAGCAGTATTAGTGACCGTTACCGCACCAGTTGAGCCTGATACGCTTATACCTGTACTTGCAGTTAATGAATTAACCACATTAGTCAAACTTGCACCTGATCCTACAAAGCTTGTAGCCGTGATTGTTGTGCCTGTAATGGCTAAAGGTGTTGTTCCACCAATAACCATGTTATTCATTGTTCCAGCGTTAGTAGGTGCAATTTCAACCGCACCTGTACCGCTAGGTTTTATGTGAACATGACCTGTACCTGTAGGACTAATATCTATTTGTGCGTTTGCACCGTTTAAATTGGTAGAAACATTGATGGACATATTATCGCCACCACCTGCACCCATGCTAATTTGGGTAGTGCCAGCAGAATTTTTAAGGGCTAAACCAGCAGAATTGGTAGCTTGAACGATTGGAGTTGTAACACTTGTAGATGCAGCTAATGTAGTAACGCCTGAAACTGCACCTGTATCACCAACTGTTACCACGCTATTTTGTAATAATTTGCCTGTGGTGCTGTCATATCTAGCTACTGCGTTATCTGTAGCACTTGATGGCCCAACTACATCACCACCTAAAGATGGGCTTGAGTTAGTGATTACTCCCGTTGTACTGTTGTAACTAATGCCTGTTCCAGCACTTACTGATGCTCTAGCTCTAGCATCGGTGTAATAAAGGTTAGTACCTTCATTGATGTTTGTAGTGGTTAATACTACCGTGCCTGTCTGTCCGTTTACGCTACTTACAGCATCGGTGTTGTCAACCTTTTGCCATACTGAACCGTTAAATATAGCCCAATCGCCTACTTGCCAATCGGTAATACCGTTTAAGTTTGTGCTACCAGCGACATCAACAACATAGTAATAACCCTTAGTTCCTACGCTAGATGTCAAGGTAGGAGTGTTGGTTGATGCGTTCCATGTGCCTTGGTAATTAAGATCACCTTGCATTGGGATTTGAGATGTTGGGACTTTACCGCCAGCATCAAGGGTTGCTACGCCTAATGGTTGTGCTTTCTCAGTTGTAGGTATGTAACCTGTAACTGTCACGCCTGACATTGTTCCACCAGTAATCGCTACAGCATTGGCGTTTTGGGTAGACATCGTTCCCAAACCTGTTACATCCGTACTAGGTACAGTTGCACTAGCTGTCATAGCTGCCGTGCCATTACCCTTGACATATCCTGTAAGAGTAGAAGCACCCGTACCGCCATTAGCTACAGGGATAGTACCCGTTAGTACATGGTCATCATTCCAATCCGATGGTCTGATTAATGACGAATCATCACCATCAGGTATGGTTGAAACCTTAGTGTGCTTGACTGTTATAGCCATTATTGAACCCCAATAATCTTACCGTCTTGACCTCTAATCACTTGCTTTGGTCTGTTTTGGTTCTCATTAAGATTATTAATGAGTTCTGATAAAGCCATAGTCATTTGCTCATTACCTTGCTGTATGGCAGAGGCAATAGGCTGTAATGGATGTTCCATAGCTTTGGCCATATCTTCATCTAGGTCGTAAGCTTGTGGTAATCCTTCACCGCCATTGATGCCAGCAGAGATTTGAGCTACTTCAACTTTAGCACCGTTATTGACATAAGCAAGCAATAGCTGAGTGTTACGCTCTGTGTTCATCTTCATTTGAGCGAGCTTCATTTCCATTTCACGCTCTTGAGCATTTCTCTGTTCTTCAAGTTGCATACGAACCTGAGTTTCTTGAGATTGATACTCTTGCTTGGCTCGCTCCATCTCAACTTGCATCTGCATCTTCTGTTGCTCAAGTTGCATTTGTGCTTCCATCTCAGCTTGTTTAGCCTGTGATTGGGCTTGCATCTTGGCTTGTTCCATTTGAGCTTGCATCTGTAACTTCTGCATTTCAGGTGTTGGTGGTTTAGGTTGACCTTTAGCTGCTTCAGCTTGTGCTCTAAACTGATCCGCAGTTTCATCAATAAGACCTTCAAGACCTTTACCAGCCTTAAATGCTGTAACGCCAAACTTCAACATCTCCATGAGCAATGGAGTAAGTTCAGGTACGCCTTGAGCTACTGGCAACGCTGTCTGCATAAATTGGCTGACTGCTGTCAAGAATTCAACACGGTCTTGCTTTTCTTGTTGCTCATCCTGATAAATCATTGAATCCGTAGTTACTTCAATACGGAAGTTCTTAGCTGGCTCATCCTTTAATAATGCTAGGGCTTGAGGGATAAGTGCCTGATCTTGCGGACTTAATTGCATTGCACCTGAAATCTTAACGATGGTGTCATCGGTAAAGTGCTGGCAAATAATCTGTGCTTTGATTTGTAACAAGGCTGTAGCAAAGTTCACTACATCATGTTGCATAGTCTTTAAACGACCTGATGCGTTATTGCTCTTGATAATCTGAGCACCAAGGGTTTCGTTAGGGTCTGACTGTCCACGCTGAATGTCAGCAATGCCCATAATCTCGTAGATTTGACCTTTAACTTGATCCATAGCCTGATAAGACATATTCAAAGCTTGGGCAATTGGGGCAATATCTACAAGGTTAATAGCTCCTGCCATGCCTTGTTTCTCGGCAAAACCTTGCCAGTTCTTAACTGGAATGAGTGTGTTGTTTTCACCTTCAGTAAACAAACGAGCAAGAGATGGCTCTGCTGCATCGTATACGCCACGAACTCTTAAAGCTTGAATGAATCCATCAATACGGTCAGCAAGCGTGTCTAGTTGTCTAGCTTGGTCTTGATATAGAACAAAGTCAGGTACAGGAATTAAGCTGTCTGTAGTTAATGTTGAGAACATTGGCTTTGGACATGGCCAAAAGTTTTCTAGTTGTAATGGGTCATCACGGGTGTCAAGAATCTTACCCATTGATTTAGATAGCCAAATCACTTGACCTGTGGCTTTATCCCAAATCTCATAGATAAGGGCTTCTCTAGAACCCTCGCCCATCTTTTCATTGAATGATTTAGATGTATCAGGCTTAGTGTCTAGTGGAATCTTACCACCAAGTTCTTCGCCAAAGCGTTCAACCAAGGCTGCTCTTTCCATATAGACTTTACGCCATACTGCGGTGACTTCTTCCCATGTACGGGCAACGGTTAGACCAAAGTCACGCCAGTAAACATAATCAACAGGAGCACATTCGTACTCAATACGCTCTTGATCTTCACGGTAAATACCGCCTTCGGTTTCTGCTTCGTCTGTATCTTCAGTAACTTGAAAACCATCTTCAGGAGCACCATTGGCTTCACCGCCCATTTGACCAGTAATATGTGGCTCATAACGAACCCAAGCTGTACCACGACCACCTAATAGACGGTCTTGTACGGTTTGTTTCATGGCACTAGCATAGTCACCATAATGTTCAATCTCATACTCCAATGCTCTTTCAAGCATCATTGATGCGACACGCCCTACAGGGTCATTGTCACGAAACCTACGGCTAACATCAGGTCTTGGTAGCCGAGCAAATACAGCAGGAGTTATAGTTTGAACATTGCTCCACAGGATATTGAACTTAGCTTGTGGGTTATTACGGCTACGAGATTCGTCACGGTAACGCTTGACAATCTTATCGGCTCTGCCTTCCCATTCTTTATAAGTACGCTCATATTGGGCGATGCAGTTGTACCAATCTTCGTATGTGTGTTCCATGTTTATATCCTACGATTAACTATTTTAGGGGTTTCTTTCCACATCTCATTTAGCGTTACATCCGTTTGCCCGACATGAAGTCCTGTAATTCTTGAATCTTTAAGGATAGGGCTATCTTCATCTTTCCATACAATGCTGAGATACCTGAACGCATCTGCTGAGTGCGATGTCCAATCGTGTTTCGGGCGATCTCTAAATACTTTCTTATCATCATCCCACTCTCGTTGATATTGTCGTAAACATTCAATGCCTTCTTCACACCTATTATCAAACCAAGTGCGAGTTAATGCAAGTCGTGTTGCTTGAATACCATCCTGAATTGACAGATTTGGGACAATTTTTAGATGTTTTATGTCAATTTTTGCAGAAATTTGCTCAATTATGCTCTTACCACCACTTGCTAGTGTTTTAGCTCTAGCATCGTGAGGGAGATAATGATAGCCATAATTGTACCCAAACTCATCTTCTTTTTGAGCTAGTAAACCTGTATAAAAGGATATAGGTTGACCATTAGATGAGTGATGGTCTAGCACCCGTATTTCACCGTAAACCACCTGATACCACCAAATACTTGTACTGTCATTGAAACCCAAATCCCAAGCAGTATGACAAGGGAACATAGGGTCGTAGTCAATCGTGGTGATACGCTCTAAGTCCGTGATTCTACGCATCTCTTGGCCATAGTAAGCACCAAGGATGGCAGCTTCAAACGAGCATAAAAACTCTTGTTCGTACTGGTTATCAGACATAGTGGCTTGAGCATCTTCTAGCTCAGAAATTGGTAATAACCCTGATTGGTCGGCTCTTAGTGTCTTAACATACCAATTGGGGTTCTTTTGGGCTTCGTTGTAAATATCATAAAAGGCATTATGGCCCTTAGGTGTACCAATAAATGTAGCCCAACCCTTGCGGTCTGTGAGCAATGGTCTGACAATCTCACCCCATAATCTAGGCTTCATGTCAGCATATTCATCAAGAACTACCCCATCAAGGTATAAACCACGCAAGGCATCAGGGTTATCAGCACCAAACAGTCTTATCTTAGCCCCATTGACCAGTTCTACCCATAATTCTGACTGATTAGCCTTGACAATGGCTGGCTCTGCAAACTTTAATAAGTAATCCCATGCAATGTTCTTAGCCTGTGCGTAGTAAGGGGCAATGTAAGCATATCTAGCATCGGGCTTATTCTCTGTGACTGCCCTACGGATAGTGTCGCAGATGGTGGCTACTGTCTTACCTGCTCTACGGTGGCAGACTAATACAGCCCAACGCTCATCTCGCCTGTGAAAGTCTAGGAAAGCATCACGGGCTTTATATGGGTATTCGTACCTTTTGACTAACTCTTTCAATCTAAGAACTTATGTTCGTGGATTACTTTAACTGGCTGATCTTCATCCCCAGTATGTTCAGTCCTAGCTAATTTAGGTAAGTGATACTCCATAACGCTTTGGAGCATACCAAAAGCCTTCTCAGGATTAGGCAAAACAATGAATTTATCGTCATCGTTTTTAACGCCTTCTGCGACCTGTACAAGCCATTCTTCCATCTTGTGCGAGTTACCCTCTACAAACTTGGCAATCGCTTCTCTAGCGTTGGCTGTAGCCTTATTAGGCACACCCTTGGGTCGACCAGCTCTGTTTAAGTTGTTTTCTACAGTTTTCGACAATTTATTTGACATACCTTTACCAAGTGGTTGATTAAGATAAGTTAAGTTTACTACAATTATTTAATCTTTAGTGCTTCTCTTGCTACTCTGCGTATATAGTCTTTTTGATCAAATCTGCTGTTTTCTATTTTATCTAGTGCTTCGCTAATCAGTTGGAAGTAATCTTCTTTAGTAAAGCCATTATCTTTAACAAGCCAATTATCTTTAAAGCTCTTGATCCACAATGCTAAGAAGCAAAAGCAAACCATAAATACGCCCCATTGTTCTTGCTGATAGGATGTATAGAACCAAAATGGTTGGCCAAGCAATCCAAAGATTGAGGCCCATTTTTTGTATTGTCTTGTTTTTGCTTGTAAAAGTCCTACTGCGATTAGCTCTGTGACGGCAATAAATACCTGTTCAATCATTTAGCTATACCTTCTAAGTAAGTCCATGCTGGCATTATACCTGTCTTTTGTTCTGCATATTCAGTAAGTAATGGGTTAGCCGTAATGTTTTTTTCTGCAAATGGGCCAAAGTTTACCCATGAGTTTTGGCCTCTAGTTTCAGATGTGGCGGCTGGCAATGCTTTAGGTGAGTACATACGGGCATGAGATTGGAAAGCGTTTTCTTCTCCAGCAGCCCTAAATCCTACACCGTGCTTGGCATGGCCAAATACATCGTGAACCGCTCTAAATAAATCGTTTGCAGTGACATCTTGACCGCCCCACTTTTCACCTGTTTTTAAAAGTAATGGGTTGGCTTCACTAGCTACCGCAGCGGATGGGCCACCAAAGCCTTGAACCGTAGGGAATACAGATAAATGTTGGTTAGTAACGATGTCATTGATTGCGTTTCTTGGGTTGCCGTATACATCAACGCCTTGTGGCATAAAGTCAAACTTATAGCCTTGTTTTCTTAGTGCCTCATATTGATCCATTGTTTCATCAATCATGTTACTGTAGGCTTTTTTAACGGCTGGGTTGTTTGGTTCGTTCTTCATCAATTGATAAGCTAAAGCCAAGCGTTTAGCTCTGTCTAAATCAACATCTACATAAGTTTTTAATGGGTTGTAGGTGAGGCCTTTGTCTGCTGCGTATTGCTGTGCAATATCAACAAGTCTTTGATCTGTACCAAACTGCTCAACCTTATCGCCTACTTTAACTTTGTCAGGCATACCTTCAAGAGTTTTACCTACAAACTTTGCAGGAGCTAACATTCCTATAGGAGCAAAACTCATTGGGCCTTCAAACAAATTCATGGCTGCTTGGTTGGCAGCTTGTGGATCACGAATAAGTGTCTTACCTGTAGGATCAAAGGCTTTATTCATTAAAGCTCTTTGGCGTTCACCAGCATCAATAATTGATTGGCCAGCTTTTTCGGGGGCAGTAGCTATAAAATCCGTGACCTCTCCACCTCTGCGGAGTAGGCCAGCTAAAGCCTGTTTGTAGGCTTCGGGATTAGTTAAACGCCCTAAATCCATTACTTAACTTCTTTATCCAAGTCTTTAAGTTTGTTAGCAATAGTGGCTCTACGCTCTAATCTTAGTCTTTGTTGTTTCTCTAATGTAGATTCATGCTCTTTGCGAAGCATGGCATCTTCTTTTTTATATGTTCGGCTGTAGTGTTTCATCACATATCCTTCATCTTAGATTCAATTGTTTCTCTGCGTGTAGGCTTTGCAGTCTTGGCAGATTCTTTAAAGTCTTTGGCAGTAGGGGCATCTTTGCTACCTACCTTGTTCATCTTTTCACCTGAACCAGCCTTGATTCTAGCTCTCTTTCGGTGAATATTAGCGTAAAGTCCGTCTTTCATGTTAACAACTCCATCGTTTTCGGGCAGCTTTGCCCCTTTCGCCAGTCCACCCTGCTGATCTTGCACAGAAATTATCGTGGCGTGGGCCACTAGATTGGGGTGCTTGTAAGTTTGCGTTATTCTTTGCGTTATATGCTTTTCTACCTGCTTCAGTCATGCCAGCACCTTCTTCAACTGACTGATAATGACGGCCTTTGCCTTTGGTTGTCTTGGCAATTGGCTTATCGTGCTTTTCTACTGCTGCACGAATGTCATCTCTACGGCTCATTACTCACGCTCACCAAGAAAACGACCATAGGCTTCTTCTAGCTTGGCTTTACGCTCACCTTTTGCATTATCACGCTCAACATTAAGGGCAATGGCCACAGCTTGTTTCTTAGGCTTGCCAGCTTTCATCTCGGCTTTGATGTTTTTGCCGACTGATTCTTTGCTACCTGATTTGTCTAATGGCATGATTAGGCCTTGAATTTAAGTAAGTAAATGGTTGTGTCAATCTCTTGGGCGATATTGTCAATCAACTGAACAATCTCTGAATCCATTGGCAGGTCTGAGCGAGCATCTTTAACAAAGCGTTGTAAGGATTGCATATAGGCTAAAGGTTCTTTAGGCATGTGGTATGTGCTTGGATAATCAGTAATTTGACCGTAAATGCCAAAATAAGTTTCAGCTAAAGCATCGGTGTGGTTAATGATGTTCTCGTAAAAATGACCTAAAGCCTTGTGTTTAGCGTAAGACTTGGTGGCCCAATGGAAGAAATGGGCATTTGTGCCTGAATGTAACAGGGTTGCAAGAAACAAAGCCATTGACTTTTCCATAGGAATCCTTATGTTATGGGTGCATTTTTTTAATTATATCTAAATCTTCCAAGATTGAATACCTAAATACCCTTTCCAAGTTACTTTATTTTTAACTCCAATGATTTCAGCCAAAACATCTAAAGATTGTGGAGAATATAAAGATATATGCCCATTGGCAGGGCCTAAATACCACCAATCACGATGACAAGTTTGGCGGTCATAATAAGCCGTTTGAAATGCAATGGATTCATTAGCTAGGCTTGCCATGTGTTTAAAACTAGCAACTGGGTCAGAAAAATGCTCTACAACTTCACAAGCAACAACAATATCTTTTTTGGGGGCTTTATCAATGCTGTAAACCAAGTCAGTTTTTTCAACATCACAACCATCTGCATCAATTCCTAATTCTCTAAATGCTTGTATTGAAAAGCCTTTTCCGCACCCATAATCTAAAACAGACTTGCCAATCCCATCAGACAATAAATATAAACGCATGGTTTCCAATACCCGACCATTATTAGGTTCTTCAATTACATCCCAATATTTTGTGTAATCAATCTCATGTTTTGCAAACAAAAAGAAGCATTTAGTACATTCATAATAATTGACGGGTTCACCATCAACTAGAAGTGATCCACCTGAACATTTGTTAACAGGCAAATCAAACTTTTTATGGGCTTCTTGTTTACAAATCAAGCATTTCATAGACTTTTTTTGCTACCTGTGTAGGGGTGATTGCTTGTAAAACACTGCAAATTTGCACACATTGATAATCGTACCCAGCTTCAGGTCGAGTAAAACAATATGAACAAGGCTCAGAAACTGGTACAGCATGGTTATTGATTGCCATGTTAAACACAAATTCCTGTGGGTATTGGGCTGTTAAAGTAATAAAAGGCGTTCCAAACAACCCAGCTAAATGAGCAGGGCCACTATCACCCCCAATAATTAACTGTGAATCTGCAATAATTTGCATTACTTCTTGCGGTGTTTTGTCATAATATGCCTTAATCGGCAATTCATAAAAAATACTATGCAAATCTTGCATATCTGATTTCTGTGCTAAAACATACACAGGCAAACCTTTATCTAATAGCTGTATAGCTAGTTTTCTCCAATGTGCTTTAAGCCAAGTTCTTGAGGGATCAGCAGAAAAAGGTGCAAGCAACACAAAATCGTTTTTAATTGCGTTTATTTTGATGGTTTTAGGTCTAGCCCCATGACAAGGTTCAAAATTAAAATGGTGGGCTAAATTTTTAATGTACCAATCAATTCGTGAAGGAATGTTTTTTAAATACCCTTGGCGTGTTTGGTTGTCATAACTCCAATTGGCATCAAAAACAGGTTCATCTTCATTTTTTAATAAAAGATTTGGATGTTCTATTGGTAGCCATTGACCATGTTTAGTGTGAAATACAACTTCGTGTCCTTGGTTTGCTATACCACACGCTGCGTACATTCCACAAATCGCATCCCCAATTCCTTGTGCGTTTAAATAAAACGATATTTTCATAAACCCTTTAAATCAAGAACATCAATAAGTACCAAACAACCGCCACCTTTTTTAATTTCACCTCTTTGAACTATTAACACATCGATTTGGCTATCATCTTCGTAAACCCCAGCATCCGCTAAAGCATCCCACAAGGCTTTAATGCGGTTATCTATGTCTTGTTTGCGTCTATCCCTTGGGTAAAATGTAACTTGCATTTCTAGGCGTTTTTCACCTAGTTTAGGCACACAATTGGCAATTACATAGTCCTGCACTTGAAGTTTGAATTCTCTACCAGCTTTGCTGATACCCATCCTATTCCTAAAAATAGTACGGTAACTGTTGACCGATGGGGGTAGGGGTAGGTTAAGCACTATCAAGTAATTTCTCCGTCATTTCAAGTAAATCTTCTTGTCCAATTTGATAGTGTTTTTCAAACCCTTTTGCACCAAGACCATGTACACCTGTATTTCCTCGGTGGTGTTCAATACATAATCCGATAAATGGTGCATTGGCTCTTTTACCGCCAAATCGCCTAATGTGGTGAATTTCAACGCCACTATCGTAAGGCTGACCTAAGTGTCGGCATAACGCACATCCAAGTCTTGCAACTTTTGAGTATTGTTCTTTTTCAGCTTTTGTTGGCATGATCCACGCTTGCTTGCTCTAGCTTTTCAGCAGATTCAGCAATGTCTACAGAAATCTCCATCATTAGCAAAGAACTATTATTTTTTAAGGCTTCATCGTACAGACGAATCAATGTTTTTAGGATAAGGAATTCTTCGGTTAATCTGATCATACGGTAAATTTCTCCAATTGTCGGTTGTTTGCTGATTCTGTTTGCCAAGCCTGAAAACGCATCTTAGCTGCTTCTAGCTGCCACTTTAACTTTTCTGCATCCTCTGTGGCTTTTCCTATTGCAACGCATAAGTCTTGATAATCTTGGCTTGCATAGGCTTCACGCTCTTGACCGCCAAGGCTTTGCTCACTTGACTTCTTCATCATAATGGCTTTAAGGCTAGATTTGTAGGTTTCTAACTGGGCCAGTTGACCTTTAGCTTTAGCGTATTCAGGTGCGTTCATGTAAATATAGTTTATTGCTTCGTGTGGATCGTATTCATTCATCGCCAATCTCCTTCTTTTCCTGTATTACCCTTGATGTACTGGTCTTGTATATCTCGCATGACTGATGGGCGTTTATCACCAAGTCCATAAGTTGAGATAAATCTGCGAAACTCTTGCAAACCTTTTTCTTTTCTAAGTTTGATCCAGTATCTAACTTCACATTGGTGTCTGTAGGTTTCATCGGTCATGCCATCGCTTTCTTTGCCATTACTAACAAACATTTTTCTTTAAGCTGAAAGTAAGTAAGGCCCATACTATGTACGCCAAGCTCTGCTGCTTTGGCAACGATCCCAGCTTCTGTGGCCATCCATGATTTATCTTCTTTGACCTTGACTGTCATGTCTAGCTCATCTTCCCAACGGCCTTGATTAAGCCAAGTGGCTGGGTGTGGTATGAAGTCTTTTTCAGTCTGTTTGATCTTCCAGTATTCAATGTGATTAGGCAAAGCGTCAATAGCGTCTTGCTGTTCTTGATCAGTCATTCTTTGCCATGACTTTTCAGCAGCCCTACGGCCTTGTTTGCGTGGGTACATTGCGTAGAAATCATTGAAGTTCATCTATATCACCTTTAAAGGTAGCCCCGTGAGGGGCTGTTAATTATGATGCGAATTTTAGAATTGGTTTTTCAAATGCTTCATTGACCAATACTTCAAAACGATTTACTTCTGCTTGATCTGTACTGTCGTGGCTAAATGAATCGTGAGAAATTGGACAACCCAAAATGTCATAATGAACTTTACGGAGTTCTACAGCTTTTCTTACTGCACAATCCATATAAACTAATCTAATATTCCAAGTCATTTTCTATTCCTTTTCTATATCACTCGTTATTGAGTACAAGTAGTTTATTAAGCTATCTTAACAATGTCAACACTTATTTGCATTTATTTTTAATATTTTTTTAAGTGTTGTTTTTTTGCACATAGCTATCCCAAGGGTGATAAACCCACATCTATTTAAGAAGTTATTGCCAGTTCTTAAACTAATGCTCCCTAAGGTAATGTTCGCTCGATGGGGAAGTTGTCTATCACCGTTGTCATCCCCGTCTTATCCGATACCCATTTAAGTTCGGTAGGCTCGCAATCGGGTGAGAGATCGGCCTGTGTTTTCTTCCACGCTACCCATTCAGGTACTTAATATCGTTTGGAGTACGATTGTGGACAGGCAATAAAAAAGGGCTTTATAGGTAGCTTTAGCTTGAACGGCTTGGGAAAATCGTTTCACAGAACTTTCCAAAACCCTAAAACCACCTATAAAACCCTTACTTATCGAGTGTTCAAGTCCTCAATAATTTCATTCTACTACATTATTTCAGTTCAGGCCATATCATTTGATAATTATTTGGAAATAGTGCTTTCCTAGTGATCAAGCCGTGTGATTCTTTTTCTAGTGTTGCAGCTAACATTACCAATTTATCTGTTGGGATCTCGCTGTTTTGCCACATAGACACGGCTGGTACAGATACCCCTACCAGCTTAGATATACGGGTTGGCCCACCTAAAAGTTTAATTATTGCAGTTGCGTTCATGTAAGCTATCTTAACTTATTTATAAAATAATTGCAAATAATTGTTGACATAGTGTTTAAGGTGGCTTAATATTCAATTACGGCAATATGTCGTGATAACCGTAAAGGAGCTCTTATGAGTGAAATAGAAACGCAACAGCAAGACTTCAACAGCTTCCAAGAACACTTGGAACGCATCTTTAAAGACCTAGAAGATGGGGTCACATTAACTCTTGATGAAATTGGCGATTTACGCTATGCCTGTGGATTACCGTCACCAGTAAGAAAAAACCCTGTACTAGCTTCAGTCTTTGATGATTTTTCAAACATTTTTGGGAGTAAACAATGATTATTTCAGATAACAGTAAAGAATTTAAAATCGCACCAGCTGGTCTACACATGGCTCGCTTGTATTCAATTATTGACCTTGGCCATCAGGCTACAGAATGGGCTGGCGAAACCAAGATCATGCACAAAGTTGTATTTACTTGGGAGCTACACGGTGACGATGATGCAGGTCAACCATTAAAAACAGA